TCAACTGGCGCATCCCAGTGGTCACGGGGAAGCGAGCCGTGCGGCACGTGGTCTTCGACACGAACTTCTGGAAGTCGTTCGTGCATGCGCGTCTTGCCGTGCCGATGGGTGACCCGGGAGGGCTGTCGCTGTTCGGCCACAAGCCCGAGCATCACCGGCTTCTGGCCGAGCACCTGACCAGCGAGTATCGGGTGCGGACCGAAGGACGTGGCCGCACCGTCAACGAGTGGAAGCTCCGCGTCGAGGGCCTCGACAACCACTGGCTGGACTGCTTGGTCGGCTGCGCCGTGGCGGCGTCGATGGAGGGGGCGGTGCTCTTCGGAACGGATCAAAGGGTCACCGAGCGTCCAAAGCTGAAGCTGTCAGCGATCCAAGGGGGGCGTCGCTGATGCCACGTGTGAAGCAACAGGTTGTGTCGCACGAACGAGAGAAGGTCGGCCTCGTTTGCCGAGCCTGCGGTTGCCAGCACTTCCGCGTGGTGTACGTGAAGCACCGCCCAGGCGGTGTTGTGCTTCGTCGGCGTGAGTGCCGCCACTGCGGGAAGCGGACGCTTACCCGCGAAATCGAGGTCGGCGGTTGATCTATCAACCGATCCGCACGCGCATTCGCCACTTTTGCGATGGTTCGCGTAGATGGCCCTTAGACGCGGCATGCGCCGCGACTCGGAGCGACCATGCCGGACCCGACCCCCAATCTTGAGCAGGCGATCCGCGACAACGCGGCCGGTCCCGCTAAAGCGGCGGGTGACTCTGGCAGCGTGGAGCAGCACCCGCTGAAGGACCAGATCGAGGCGGATCGGTACCTGGCATCCAAAGCGGCTGCAAAGTCGCCTGCCAAGGCGCTGCGCCTGACGCGGCTGATTCCACCCGGCGCGGAGGGCGGATGATGCTCCGGCTGTTCCGATCCAAGTCGACGCCACCGAAGCCTGCGATGCCTGTGAAGGGCGGCATCTTCCGACGGTTCATCCGGGCGGGATTTGATTCCGCTGTCACCAACGATGCCAACCGCAAGCACTGGGCGCACGCCGACGGCCTGAGCGCGGACGCTGCGGCGTCCCCCGAGGTTCGCCGCACTCTCCGCAACCGTGCACGATACGAGGCCGCGAACAACTCCTACGCCAAGGGCATTGTTCTCACCCTCGCCAACGACGTTGTGGGCACTGGGCCGCGCCTCCAACTGCTGACCGAGGACGACCAGGCCAACCAGCGTATCGAGCAGGCCTTCACCGCGTGGACCAAGGCGGTCGGCCTGCCCGAGAAACTCCGCGCCATGCGGGCTTCACGCGCCACCGATGGCGAGGTGTTCGCCGTCCTGAGCAGCAACCCCCGCCTGGCGACGCCCGTCAAGCTCGACGTGCGCCTGATCGAGGCCGACCAGGTGTGCACGCCCGATCTGTCGCTCCTGACTGACAGCGTCGTAGACGGCATTGTCTTTGACGAGTTCGGCAACCCAGCCGAGTACCACGTTCTCAAGGGTCACCCCGGCGACACACGCACCGGATTCCTGGGGATCGAGTACGACCGCTTGCCCGCCGAGTCCGTCCTGCACTACTTCCGCGCCGATCGGCCCGGGCAGAGCCGAGGCATCCCCGACATCACGCCGGCGCTCCCGCTATTCGCGCAGCTCCGCCGATTCACGCTCGCGGTGCTCGGTGCGGCTGAAACCGCCGCCGACTTCGCGGGCATCCTCTATACCGACGCCCCTGCTAACGGTGAGGCCGAGAGCGTCGAGCCGATGGACTCCATCGAGCTCGAGGCTCGCTCGCTGCTGACCATGCCTGGCGGCTGGAAGATGGCGCAGGTGCAGGCCGAGCAGCCGAGCACGACCTACGCAGAGTTCAAGCGCGAGATCCTCAACGAGATCGCACGCTGCCTGAACATGCCGTTCAATGTCGCGGCGTGCAACTCCTCCGGCTACAACTACGCCAGCGGCCGTCTTGATCACCAGACGTACTTCAAGAGCATCCGGGTCGAGCAGGAGCACCTGGCGTGCGTGGTGCTCGACCGCTTGCTTGATGCTTGGCTGCGCGAAGCGGTCCTGAGTTCTGACCTGCTCCCGCTCCCGGTGCGCACCCTCGTCGCTACCGGGCAGAGCCTGCCGCACCAGTGGTTCTGGGATGGCAACGAGCACGTCGATCCCGCAAAGGAAGCAACGGCGCAGGCGACGCGCCTGGCGTCGCACACCACGACACTGGCCGCCGAGTACGCCAAGCAGGGACGCGATTGGGAGAACGAGCTCCGACAGCGGGGCAAAGAGCTCTCGCTGATGAAGGAACTTGGGCTCGCGCAGGAGTCGGCAGGCCCGCTCGCGCCCAGCGGCAAGGAGGACGAAGATGCCTGACCGCACGCTGAATCTCTGCGCGCCCGTCGAGGGCTGGATCGAGGCCGCTGCACCGACGGCGGACGGGCAGGCCCCGAGCCTTCGCCGCTTCTCGATGGTGGCATACACCGGCGGCCCGATGGTCGTTGCCGGATGGCCGCATCCGGTGGTCGTGGACCTATCGGGGATGCAGGTTGCCGGCGGCGGGCTCAAGAGCCGTCCGATTCTCAAGGACCACAACCGCTCGCTCATCGTCGGCCATACCGACGCGGTCAAAGTCGAGGGCGCACAGCTTCTGGTATCCGGAGTCATCTCCGGGGCGGGCCCGGTGGCCCGCGAGATCGTGGACAGCAGCCGTAACGGCTTCCCGTGGCAGGCGTCGCTTGGCGCGGTTGCCGGGCAGATGGAGTTCGTGCCCAAGGGCAAGAGGGCCTCGGCCAACGGCCGGGAGTTCGAGGGACCGGTTCTTATCGCGCGCAAGAGCACTTTGGGCGAGGTGAGCTTCGTGGCTCTGGGCGCGGACGACAACACCAGCGCAGCGGTGGCTGCCGGGGCGGTTTTGCCCCACCAATCAGTCAAGGAGGACGGCATGACGTTTGAGCAGTGGCTTGAGGCAAAGGGCTTTGACCCCGCATACCTCACCGATACGCAGAAGGTCAGTCTTCAGGCCATGTTCGACGCCGAGCGGACGAACGACACGCCCGATCCGGGCGACGGAGCGGGCGAGAACACGGACGTGATCGCCCGCATTCGCGCCGAGACCGTGGCCGAGACGAAGCGCATCGCCGAGATCCGGCGCATTTGCGGAGGCGCGACTGGCGGCAACAAGCACGCCGAGATCGAGGTTCAGGCGATCGCCGAAGGATGGGATTCCGCAACAACCGAGCTCGCGGTGCTCCGCGCCGAGCGCCCGACCCTGGCGCTGGGTGGGGTCCGCCGTGACGCGGACCCTGCTCACGCGGGTCGTGCGATGGAAGCGGCGCTCTGCCTGTCGGCAGGCATCCCCGAGGAGACCGTCGGCAAGTGGTACGACCAGCGAACCATGAACGCCGCGCTGTCGGGCAGGCTTCGCAACGCGGGCCTGCACAGCCTGCTGTCCTACGCCGTCGAGGCCGCGGGCGGCTCGTTCCGTTCATACCACGTCGACAACGAGTTCATCCAGTCGGCCTTCGAGGCCAACACCGTGTTGCGCCGGCGGGAGCGGGAGATCCGTGCATCCAGCGGGTTCACGACCATCTCGCTGTCGGGCATCCTCTCCAACGTGGCCAACAAGACCATGCTCGCGGCCTACACCGCCGTCGAGAGCGTTGTGGGCACGTTCTGCGCCGAGACCGATGTGGGTGACTTTAAGGAGGTCACTCGGTACCGGCTCACTGGTACCGGCGTGTTCGAAAAGGTCGGTCCCGATGGCGAGCTCAAGCACGCCGGTCTGTCGGAGCAGGCGTACTCGAACAAGATCGAGACGTACGGCAAGATGTTCGCCCTGAACCGGCAGATGATCATCAACGACGACCTGGGTGCGTTCCTCCAGATCCCGCGCATCATCGGCCGCATGTCGGCGCTCAAACGCGAGGAGGCGGTGTTCGAGCTGCTCCTTGCGAACCCCGCGAACTTCTTCAGCGTCGGCAACAAGAACTTCATCTCCGGCGCGGCCACCAACCTGAGCATCGACTCGCTCACGCAGGCCGAGCAGGCGTTCCTCGATCAGACGGACGCCGACGGCAAGCCCATCCTGCTCACTCCGTCCGTACTCCTCGTGCCGTCAGCCCTGAAGGTCACCGCTCAGGTGCTGATGAGCGAAACGCGGATCAACGAGACGACCACCGCGGACAAGGGCAAGCCCGCCGTCAACCCGCACGCGGGCAAGTGGAAGCCGATGGCGAGCCCGTACCTCAACGCACAGGGCTTGGCCGGGGGGAGCGCGAAGGCGTGGTACCTGTTCGCCAACCCGGCGGACGTCGCCGCGATCGAGATCGCGTATCTGCGCGGTAAGCGCACACCGACCATCGAGAGCGGCGACGCCGACTTCAACCAGCTCGGGATGCAGTGGCGTGGCTACTTCGACTTCGGCGTGGCCATGCAGGACTCCCGTGCGGCGGTCAAGAGCAAGGGTGAGGCGTAATGCCCGAGGAGACGCCGATTGGCGGCGGGATCGAGATCGAGCCGGGCGGAGAGCCCGGCACAGGAGGTTCATTCATGCCAGCGAAGTTCATCCAAGACGGTGCCGCGCTCGACTACACCCCTGGCGCGGACACGCCCGCGGGCACGATCGTCGTGCAGAGCGAGATGGTCGGCGTCACGCGCGTAGACCTCAAGGCGGGCCAGCTCGGCTCGCTGGCGGTCGCCGGCGTCTTCGAGTTCCCCAAGGCACTTGGTGCGGGCAGCGCCATTCCCATCGGGACGTTGACGTACTGGGACGCCGGGGCACAGGTCGCCACCAAGAACGCGGCGGCCGGGGCCAACAAGCTGATCGGCAAATGCACCAAAGCCACCGTGGACGCGGACACAGTCGTCCGCGTCCGCCTCTCGCAGTGATCGGAGCCATCCGTGGGTGACCTGCTCGATCGCGGCGCGGCATTCCTCGATACCCAGCGTCACCAGCACCTCTCCCGCCCGGTCCTTTACCGGCGCGGCACGGACGAGACGGAAGTCCAGGCCACCATCGGCAAGACCGAGTTCGAGCAGGTCGACGACGTTGGGGGGGCGGGGCTCATTTACCGGGTGGAGTCGCGGGACTTCCTGTTGCGGGCCTCGGATCTGGATCTGGGCGCTGGTCCGGTTCTCCCGCGGGCGGGCGACCAGGTGCGAGAGACGGTGGGTACGAGCGTGTTCGTGTACGAGGTCAACGCCCCCGGTGGACAACCGCCCTGGCGCTACAGCGACCCGTACCGCAGGGTTCTTCGGATTCACACCAAGCACATCGCAACGGAGTGACGATGGCAGAAGGCAACGGACAGAACGGCAGTGCTCGGTGGGCCGGCGTGGTCGTCACCGTCGTGCTCGCGGCGGGCGCGATGACCATCCAGTGGGGCGTGGTGACCACCAAGCTCCAGCAGGTGGAGAAGCGGCTCGACGAGTTCATTGGCGAGGCCCGCAGCATCCGCGCTCAGTACGCCGAGATGGAACGCAAGATCTGGTTCCTCGAGGGCAAGCTCTCCGGGCTGACGTCCAACTCGCCGCGCCAGAGCGTGCCGACTACGGGCTCGCCCGTCATCGGAGGTGGCCCGTGAGCACGATTGCCGCCCTCGCCGACGCCGTCACGGCGCACGTGAGCGCCGGGTCCTACGGACAGCCCGTCACGGCCGTCCGGATGTACCAGCCCGCGTTCACGCTGGAGGACCTCAAGGACCTGCGCGTGTCGGTGGTGCCGCGCACGCTGCAGATGACGCCGGTGACGCGGGACAGCCTGGCGATCGAGTACGTCATCGACGTGGGCGTGCAGAAGAAGCTGCCCGCCGATGGGGCGGACGCGGCGATCGATGAGTTGCTCGTGCTGATCGAGGCGATCGCGGATCACCTGAGGTTCACACGGCTGGAGGGTTTCCCCGACGCGGCGTGGGTCGGGATCAGCAACGAGCCGGTGGTGTCGAGCGAGGCGCTCGAGCAGCACCGGGTGTTCACCAGCGTCCTGAGCGTCACCTACCGGGAGCGGAGGTAGCCATGCGCAACACGATCATCTTCGGCGTGGCAATGACCGACGAGCTCAAGCCGCTGGCGACCCAGAAGACCATCGCCACCTTCACGCTCACCGCGTCGCACAAGAACACGCAGGACCTTCTGCTCTCGGACGGGAAGACGGACCCCATCGAGGTCGCCCCGGGCACGCAGTACTACTTCGAACGGGTCAACCTGGCGGACATTCTGGTCAAGAGCAAGGCGGGCGAGATGGTCTTTGTGGTCGGCCACAGCGCCGAGTGAAAGGAGTCAGCGATGGCAATCAAGCTCGGCATGGAGGCCGCCCTCAAGTACAAGGTCGGCGGTCAGGGCGGCGCGGGTGCGTGGACGGCGCTGGGCAACACGCGGGACGTGACGCTCAACCTCGAAGCGGGCGAGGCGGACGTCACCACGCGAGCCAACAACGGCTGGCGGGCGACGGTGGCCACGCTCAAGGAGGCGAGCGTCGAGTTCGAGATGGTCTGGGACACCGGCGATGCCGGGTTCACCGCCATCAAGAACGCCTTCTTCAACAACGACCCCATCGGCCTGCAGATCCTCGACGCGGCCGCGGGCCAGGGGCTGCAGGCGGACTTCTCCATCACCAACTTCAGCCGCAGCGAAGCCCTGGAAGAGGCCATCACCGTGTCGGTGACCGCCAAGGTCACGTACTCGGCGACGGCGCCTTCATGGATCGGCTCGTAAGCAAGGGCGGCGGATTCGGTGCAACAGGTATTCAACGGCGGTTCAACCGCTGTGCAACAGGCGCGATTCTCCTCACTCCTTTGGAGGCACGGATGCGGCAGTTCAAGGACAACGCGGGTCGGATCTGGACGGTGGACATCAATGTCGCCACGCTCAAGCGTGTGCGCGGGCTCACGGGCGTCGACCTCATGCAGGTCATCGAGGGGACGCTCATCGAGAAGTTGATCCGCGATCCCGTGCTCCTGTGCGACGTGGTCTACGCGGTCTGCAAGCCTGAGGCTGACTCGACCAAGGTCTCCGACGAGGAGTTCGGCAAGGCGATGGCGGGCGACGCCATCGAGGCCGCAACGGGCGCCGTGCTGGACGAACTCATCAGTTTCTGCCCGAGCCCGAGGGACCGGGCCAACCTCGGGCGGGTGCTCCAGGCCACGAACCGCGTTCTGGACAAGGCCCGCGACCTGACGGAGAAGCGGATCGAGACGCTGACCAGCGAGAGCGAGCTGGACAAACTCGTCAGCCGGATGGTGCCCCCCCTCCCCGAGCCATCGACGCCTGGAAGTTCGTCTACCAGTGCGCCGGAGCCCTTGGCCTCGACCCCGGGCCCCTGACGCTCCGCGAGCTGATGGCCATGCTCGACGGTCGCCAACGCCACGACTGGTCGATCGCCGCCGCCGTCATGTCCGTGGTGGCCAACACAGCCCGCGACCCTAAGCGATCCCGCCTGCTCAAGCCAGCCGACTTCGACCCATTCCACAAGCCCCAGCGACCCGTCAAGGTTGACGTGTCGGTCCTCAAAGACGTGTTCATCGACCGCCGCATGCCGGAGGTCGCCAAGGAGACTCGTGCATGAAGAGCCTGACCACCCGCCACTACGTCTATCTCGGTGCCCTGATCCTGCTCGCGCTCGTGCTCGCCTCGTGCGCCGGGATCGATCTGGGCGACATCGTCAAGGTCAAGACCCCCAACGCGATCCAGCAGACCACGGGCCTGCGCGCCACGCTCTCCCTCAACGAAGCCGAG